TCCTTGATGTATCCAGCGATCAGAAAGACCAGAGCAAAGGCCCCGGCTGCAATCACGATTCGGTCTTGGCGGTCCATCACAGATCCCCCTCATGAAAAGCCGCATGGCGTTGCGCGCAAGACTTGATGAAAGCCGATGCAACAAGAGTCATATCGTGACCCTTCGATGCCTCAGATACGATGCACAGCAACTGGTGCAAGACGTGATCGCCGTCAGATCCATCAAATGAGTCGGCCACAACATCAGCCAGCGTCATTTCGGTTTTGTCGAATCCAGGCGTCTTGATCTTGGTTTGCGGATCAGACAACCAAGCAGAGATGAATTCGCTTTGCAGGTAGTCGTTAGCCGATTCAATCGCCGCGTCTTTTGCTTCCTGGCGTTTGGTGTATGCGTTCTCGCATGATGTGATGAGGTCTTGCATTTTGTCTGCCGTTTCGTGTTGCGGTGACTGAACTTTGCCGGATCGTTGCCAACTCGTCTAATTGATTGTTTCAATCGAACATTACATGCGATAGATAAAACCAATTGGACGACATCAACCAAAGCGGACACGATAGCGACATGGAAATCATCAAAACACCCAAGATAAGCGCCAGCATCGACGGCGATTGGCTTGTCATCACGCACTACCGAGGTGGATCTGTGCGGGTGCCAGTCAAGAAGCTGGAAAACTGGCTTGTGAAGATCTTCCGATCTGAAATGTGATTTGCGCCCGGTCGCCATCAACCATCAACCTAGTCGTCGTAGAGGGCACTAAGTAATTCGGTGATCGGGCTTTTTATACCAAAGGAGAAGCATGGACTACGGTACGTTTATATCAACAAAAAAGCACAGCACAGGCGAGTTTGGATTTGACCCCATATGGATGCCTGAGTGTGCGTTCAACTTTCAGCAGGCGATCATAACCAAGGCTGTGCGTAAGGGTCGTATGGGCTTGTTTTGTGACACCGGATTAGGCAAGACGCTGATGCAGTTGGCTATTGCCTGGAACGTGGTTCAGAAGACAAACCAACGAGTGCTGATTCTGACACCGCTGGCTGTAGCTTTCCAGTTTATCGACGAGGCCATGAAGATAGGAATTGACGACATAGGACGCAGCAAAGATGGATCCCTGTCTAACAAAATCGTCGTTTGTAACTACGAACGGCTGCACCTTTTGAATCCATCTGACTTCGTTTGCGTAATGCTAGACGAATCCTCAATCCTCAAGAACTTCGCAGGCAAGACGCGCGACCAGATCGTCGCGTTCATCAAACAAGTGAAGTACCGATTCTTGTCCACAGCAACACCAAGCCCCAACGATTTCATCGAGCTTGGCAATAGCTCGGAGGCTCTCGGATACATGGGTTACATGGACATGCTGACCAAGTTCTTCAAGTCGAATCAGAACAGCGTCGATAGCAACAACCGGAACATCGGCGAGAAGTTCTACCTCAAGCCACACGCTGAACGTGATTTCTTTGCGTGGGTGAATCAGTGGTCTGTGATGGTCAAGAAGCCGTCTGACCTTGGGTTTTCGGATGACGGGTACGATCTGCCAAAATTGACGACAAACCAACACATCGTTCGCAACGACAGAACGTGGGTGATTGACGGTCAGGACGCATTGTTTGCAATGCCAGCAAAGACGATGACAGAGGTCCGTGAGGAGCAAAAGCTTACCGTGTCGGAACGCTGCGAAAAGGCTCACGAACTCGCAAGCGGTAAAACGTCTGTCTACTGGTGCAATTTGAACGAAGAAAGCACCCTTTTGTCGTCGCTGGATAGTGATGCTATTGAGATCATCGGAGGCATGTCGATTGACCAGAAAGAGGAGATCCTGGTGTCGTTTGCACGTGGTGACATCAAGAGGTTAATCACCAAAGCCAGAATGACTTCGATGGGATTGAATTGGCAACACTGCCAGCACACCGTCTTTTTCCCAACATGGAGCTACGAGCAGTACTACCAAGCCATCCGTCGATTCTGGCGCTTTGGTCAACAGCACGAAGTCACCTGCGACATGGTGATCAGCGAAGGCCAGGAGCGCGTCATGGAGGCGCTTGAGCAAAAGACCGAGAAAGCGATTGAGCTTTACGGAAACCTCGTACAAGCGGCAAACCGTGATTTCTATCACGTCACAAAAGATTTCGATCAAGCCATTCAACAACCTGGATTCATCAAATGAACGTCAAAGACCAAATCGTCACGAACGATTACGCCATCTACAACGGTGACTGCGTGGACGTGGTTTCATCGCTGGCTGACAACTCTGTCGACCTGTCGGTGTACTCACCACCGTTCTGCGGGCTCTACAACTACAGCTCCGATCATCGGGACATGTCGAACTGCGATACGCGTGAGCAATTTCTGGCTCAGTACGAATACTTGGTCGAGCAGATTGCCCGCGTTACAAAACCTGGGCGAATCACAGCAGTCCACTGCACTGATGTTTTCGACAACGCCTGCCGACTGTGGGACTTCCCGCACGAGATCATCCGCATCCATGAAAAGCACGGGTTCCAGTACCGCAACCGCGTAACGATCTGGAAAGAGCCGCTGAAGGTCCGTATGCGCACGATGGTCAAAAGCCTGATGCATAAGCTTATTGTTGAGGACTCAACGCAGTGTTTCACGGCCATGCCGGACTACATGATCATCATGACCAAGCGCGGCGACAACGGGGTACCGGTAACTCATCCGGAAGGTCTCAAGCGGTATTTCGGAGCTACTCCAATCCTCCCAAACATCCTTCAGGCCTGGAACAATGCCAACGACACGAAGTTCACGGAAGACGAGCTTTGGGCTTACCTAAAAGCGAACTTCTACGACCATGAAGACCCGAAGTCTAACAAGCTATCGCACTACATTTGGCAGCGGTACGCGTCTAGCGTTTGGGATGACATCCGAATCGACAACGTGCTTCCATTCCGCGACAGCAAAGAAGACGACGACGAAAAGCACGTTCACCCGTTGCAGCTTGATGTGATCGACCGGATCGTGGAGTTATACAGCAATCCCGGCGAAGTTGTATTAACTCCGTTTATGGGAGTTGGGTCTGAGGTTTTCAGCCCTGTTTCATTGGGTCGAAAGGCCATCGGAGCGGAGCTGAAGGACAGCTATTTTAAACAAGCAAAAATAAACCTGACTCACGCAAAGTCTAGGTTTGCGAATGAATCGGATTCTGCAATTCAGGATGGCTTGTTTTAAGGCTCAATCATGACCAAACCAGAATGGGAACTACAAGCCTACCGCTGCCTGATGGCCTACGTCAAACGGGTGTCTCGCCCTTTCACGATAGACCATGCAAGGCGGTGCATTGGTTCAAAGCTGGAGACGCCGCCAGATGATCGTTGGTGGGGCGCAGTGATAAAAGAAGCGATCAGCCGAGGTTTGATTCGCAAGTTTGCATTTGCCCCGGCGCCATCGTCTAACGGATCTACAAAGCCTACTTATGTGAAGGGAACGAAATGAGCAAAAAAGACTTATTGAGGCTGATGAGGCTGCTTTCAGCACTTGAGTCTTGGGCATTTTCAACTGGTCGTCTTTTGCCAGATTATTTGCTTGATGATTTGAATGTAATGGTCAAATCGCTTGAGGATGAAATTTTGAAAGACACCAATGACTAACCCCTTCGCCAAAGACTACAAGCCAACTGTTGACATGTCTGACGTGTCAAGGGCCAATCGCATCAGTGAGCGACACTCAGCGATAAGGGAAGATAAGATGCAAAACGGCACACCAGAGCAGCAATCTCAAGCGGCTGGGTTCATTCATGGAATGAAGTCTTCCCCGATGAACCGATCCATTCTCAAAAACTCCAAGTTGGGGTAAAATCAGGCATCCGGCGCAACGCTGGTAACGCGGGGGGGCTAGGTTAGCTCCCGAAAAGGCGGATTCGTTCCCCGCTCTGCCCCCGCATACCGCCATGAACGTGATTTGAACGAGTCATCAATGCACTATTACAAACGCAACATTGGCGATTACGCCAAAAAAGCTGGCCGTCTCTCAATGTTAGAGCACGGAGCGTACACGCTTTTGATCGATGCGTGCTATGACCGTGAACGGTTCCCATCTGAGCAAGATGCGATTGAGTGGGCATGGGCTCGTTCTGATTCTGAAGTTGAGGCCGTACGCTTTGTTTTGTCGCGCTTTTTTGTCTTGATTGATGGCGTCTATGTGCAGGATCGCATCAAAGAGGAAATTGATGCTTACGCAAGAAATGCAGAAACAAATGCACGAATCGCCAAAGAGCGTGAAGAAAAACGCACGAAGCGTGCACGAAGCGTTAACGGTGCGTCACCAGATGAGCACGAACCGCCACCTAACCATAAACCATTAACCACTAACCAAGAACCAATTATTACTGCGCCGCAAAGCGCCGCCAAAAAGCGAGGCTCTCGACTCCCTCAAGATTGGGTTCTTCCAAAAGCGTGGGGAGACTGGGCGTTAGTAGAGTTTGGCTCATGGACTCCTGATGTGGTTCGCATCGAGGCTGACAAGTTCAGGGACTTTTGGCATTCAAAGTCTGGAAAAGATGCGGCGAAGATGGACTGGCAGGCGACATGGCGCAATTGGTGCCGCAGTGACATCTGCCAGCGGTCACACCCACCACCAGGTCAGACATCCGAAACACCCTATGCCCGTCAGATGCGGGAGCGGGTAGCCGAAGCAGCAGGATCGTTTGCCCACATCGTTGCCGCAAAGGCGCCAGGGCAGCAGTCAAAACCATCACCAACACCTTGGGATGTCGCAATTGAAAACAACCGTCGAACCATTGCCACCGGAGTGGGTGGATGTGATCTTCTCGAAGCTGTCGATGACCTACGGTCGTGATTTTCTCAGCCGCTATGAGGGGCAGGACTTGCAGGCCGTGAAGGCGGATTGGTCTGACAGGCTGGCCGGTCTCCACAACCGTCCTGAGGCGATCAAGCATGCCCTGGAAACCCAAGGCGCCAAGGCTCCCAACGTGATCGAGTTCAAGGAGGCGTGCAATCGGGCGCCAGTGCGCGCCATGTTGGCGATAGCGCCTCCAAAGGCGAATCAGGACGTGATTGATCGGGCTATTGCCAAGGCGCGCGACGCCACACGCTTCCATGGAGACCGCCTTGATCCGATTCGTCGACTCCGTGAACGTGAGCTCAACGGAGACAAAAGCCTCACCAAGTTTCAGCGGGAGTTTTGGCGAGTCGCGCTCAAAAAGGAACTGGGAGCGCAGCAATGAACGATGTCTTGAATTGGGCGCGTTTCGTTCTCGATTGCGCTAAGGCTGGTTTGGATATTGACGAGGCTCGCATTAATTGGGCGCTTCGGATTACGGGGGATTTGGTATGACTGAAAAAGCAAAGCCAGTCAGGACGCTTGACGAAATCAAAGCGCGATGCATCGAGGTCGGTGAGTGCTGGGAGTGGCAGGGCGCAATGTCTGGGTGCGGTCAGCCTCGACACCGTATTGACGGGAAAGACTCGAAGGTTCACCACACCGCTTTCAAGCTTGCGAGAAAGAGGAAGCCAAAAGGCTTGTACTTGGTCAGGTCGTGCTGTAACTCAAAGTGTGTGAACCCAGACCACATTGAGCCAATGACGCGATCTGAACAGATGAAGCTTGCCGCGTCACTCGGTCGATGCAGCCGCCCAGATCAAATCATTGCCAGGACAAACGGTAACCGCGCCAAGTCTGCGCACTATTCGCCGGAACGTGCTGCGCTTATCCGTGAGATGCGCGGGAATGGCGAGAAGCTTACGGTGATCGCTGAGGCTGTCGGCGTATCGCCAGACCTTGTGTCAAAGGTTGCGCGTGGAGTTGTCTGGGCAAATCATCATCAAGCGTCCTCTGTATTTTCATGGAGGCCAGCATGAGCCACCAGCATTACTTCAAAGACGTTTCCGGACTCAAAGCCGTTGACGTTTACCGCGTGCTTGAGTTGTTTGACGTGACATCCCCAGCCATTCAGCACGCAGTCAAGAAACTCTTGTGCGCTGGTGGCCGAGGTCACAAAGACCAAGCAAAAGACGTGCAGGAGGCAATTGACTCTCTTGTGCGCTGGCAGTTCATGCGCAAGGAGGATGGGAAATGACCAAGCCCCGCAAGAAATACAAGCCAAAGCACGTCAACCCAGTGTCTTGGAAAGTCGCGGTGATTGGTCAATGTCGTCTGTCTGGCTTCGATCAAGAGAACTTTGCAGCACCAGCAAAACTGGCAGTTGAGAACGCTGCAAAGGGCTGTGCATCTAAAGCCGACTGGCAAGCCATCTTTGACGTGATCAACATGATTGACACGTTTTCGACCATGCCAAAGGTGATGCAAGACGCCACCGACTACGCACGGTCAATCCAAAACGTGATCGAGCGCTTGCTAAATAGACAGAAGGAAACCAAGTCCACATCGCTCTATTCACATGAGCTGGCAGACCTTCGCGGTCTGATTGATCTGTGGTGTGAGGTGTTGACTGTCGTGACGATGGCCGAGTACCTGCAATGCCAGGAAAAGACTCACATGCGAATCGTCCAGGCTCTGCGCTGCAAGACAGGCGCGATTGTTGTGGAGGCTCCATGACCGAACAAGAACACCAAGCCGAGTGCTTGGAAATCCACAACGCAGCGGTAGCGATCCGACGCATGAGCCAGCCCTTGCAGGTTCACGCATACGAAACGCTTGCGCGCGACAAAGGCCAGGAATACGCAAACCGGGTGCGCGCAGCAAATGGGCTCACCCGCAAGTTGCTGGACCAAAACGGGATGACTTACAGCCAGATCAGGGGCTACAAATGATCCCATCCCACGATCAGATCCTACTCATATCCGGCTGGATAGTCGGATGCCTGCAAATGCTGGCTGTGTGCGTTTACTGCGTGAAAGCGAGGAAGTGATGAAAGCCACTGTCTACAACGCGCAGCAATTGCCTCATGTCGCCGAGAAGATTTTGGCGCAAGCCAAGGCCTTGCTGATGTCTGGTAAACGGGTGGTTCTCAAGGCCGAGGAAGAGACTCGCCGCACCGCACAGAACAGCAAGTTCCACGCGATCTGTGGCGACCTTGAGAAGTCAGGCCTTAAGTGGATGGGTAAGCCGCGCACCGCCAAAGAATGGAAGGTCTTGCTTGTCTCTGGCCATGCGGTAGCGACCAAGGAAGAAACAGAAGTGATACCAGGCCTTGAAGGTGAGTTCATCAACATCCGTGAATCCACTGCCTTGATGTCGGTAAGACGTGGAGCCAGCTTGATCGAATACAGCCTTGCCTATTGTGCGATGCACAAAGTCCCAACGATGGAAGAAGGCGGGGTCTACGCATGACAGCAAAGATCATCCAACTGGATAGCGCGACCATCGAAGACGCGGAAAAGGTATTGAGAGCCATCGCTGACGAAATCGACGCAGGGGAACACGGGAAGGTAAGCGCGGCCATCGTGATTCTTGATGGTGACGAATTGGCGCTTTTCGGATCTGGTGATGCCAGCCAATACAAGGCCGAGCAGTTCATGGAGCGCTTTCTGTGAAGTGCGTCAGATGCGATAGGCCTATCGGTCAGGCCGCCGTGATGGTCGGGGCATACGCCTACGGCCCAAAGTGTGCCCGCAAAGCTGGGCTCATCGTCACCGCGCCGGTTGCCGCGGTAAAGCAGTCGGCGCCGGATGAGCGGCAAATGCCCCTTGGGTTGACTGCCCCGGCCACGGCCAAGCAGGGGCGCGCCTACTTCCACGATGGGCGCAAGTGCATTGCGCTTGAGGCTGGGCATGAAGTCGAGGTGATGGGCTACGACGAGGCCAACCCCTGGTACTTCACAAAGTGGCGCGTGAGTGCTGACGCTTTGACGCCAGCGCCAAGCCGATACCTGGGAGGCGCAATACCATGATGTCAAAAAACAAGCGGGCACCGTCAAAGTCAGAAAAGACGCACATTGAACGGGTGAATGATCTGCCTTGTTCTGTGTGCGACACGTCAGGCCCGAGCGACTGCCACGAGGTAAAGCAAGGCCAGTGGTTCACATCCATTGCGCTTTGCAAGGACTGTCACCAGGGGGCAATCCTCGGCATTCATGGGCAGCGCAGGGCTTGGCTTGTCAGGAAGATGGACGAACTTGACGCGCTCGCGGTCACGATCGAGAGGTTGCAGCGGTGACGGCCTACTTTCTCCCCATCAAAACCGTGACTGGGCTCAATGCGCGGGAGCACTGGCGAGCACGACACAAGCGAGTGCAAGCAGAACGCCACACAACCGCAAGCATCGTGAAGCCATTCCCTGTGCCTTGCATCGTTCGCATGGTTCGCCTGTCTTCTGCCCTATGCGATGACGACAACCTCCAAGGTGCATGCAAGGCCATCCGGGACGAGATAGCCAAGCTGTGCGGAGTGGATGACGGGCCAAAGGGCCCCATCAAGTGGGAATACGCGCAAGAGAAGTGCAAGCGCGGGCAATACGGCGTGCGCGTCGAAATGTTGGCAGAGCTAGAGAAGGAACAAGGATGACCACATCTAAAGTAGAAAATAGTAGAAAGCGCCAAAAGACAGGTGGCCGCGTCGCCGGCACGCCAAACAAGGTAACGCGAGAGCTAAAGGAGCAGATCCTTGATGCTCTGGCAAACGCTGGTGGAGTGGCGTACCTGACAGAGCGAGCGCAAGACCCTAGAACGGCATCTGCGTTCATGACGCTTGTTGGGAAAACTCTGCCAATGACGGTAAAAGGACCTGGCGAGAACGGCGAGCACATCTTTCAAAAAATCGTCGTTGAAGTGGTCAAGGCTGAGAAATGAGCGAACTGCGCATCAAGGTTCCGGAGGTGTTCATGCCCCTAGAGGGGCCACATCGCTACATCGGTGCCCATGGTGGCCGGTGCTCGGGCAAGTCGCACTACTTCGGTGAGCGGTGGCTGCGCGAGAACGTTGCAGAGCGGCTGGACGTTGTGTGTCTGCGTGAGACGCTGAAGTCCCTTGAGTTCTCTGTGAAGAAGCTGCTTGAAAGCAAGATCAGCACGTTCAATGCTGGCGCTTACTTTGAGGTCCAAGACCGGCGCATCCTCTCTGTCCATGGCGGCGTCACGATCTTTGAAGGTATGCAGAACCACACAGCCGAGTCCATCAAGAGCTTGGAAGGGTTTGATCGTGCATGGTTTGAAGAGGCGCAGAACGCCAGCGACAAGAGCTTGACACTCCTTCGCCCAACGATCCGCAAGCCTGGAAGTCAGCTTTGGTTTGGCTGGAACCCTGACCTTGAGACAGACCCGATTGACCTCCTGTTGCGAGGGCCTGAACTGCCCCCTGACGCTTCCGTCATCCAGGCCAACTACATGGACAACCCGTGGATGTCTGACGAGATGCGGGCTGAGATGGAGTACGACAAGCGGCGCGACCCCGACAAATACGCCCATGTATGGTTGGGCAACTACCGGCGTAACTCAGAGGCCCGCGTTTTCAAGAACTGGCGCGTCGAAGAGTTTGAAGTGGATCCAGCATGGACGCTCCGGCAGGGCGCAGACTGGGGCTTCAGCGTTGACCCCTCAGTGTTAGTGCAGTGCGCCATTGTTGGCCGCACTTTGTACATCTCGCACGAAGCCTATCGAGTTGGTTGTGAGATTGACTTCCTGCCCGAACTGTTCCGCACGGTTCCAGAGGCTGAGAGGTGGCCTACGACAGCAGACAGCGCACGGCCCGAGACGATCAGCTACATGCAGCGCCACGGATTTCCAAAGATGCTTGCTGCCATCAAGGGAGCCAAGAGCCTAGAGGAGGGCATCGAGTTCATGCGCACGTTCGACATCGTGGTTCACCCACGCTGCACGCACACCATCGAAGAACTGACGCTGTACAGCTATGAGATTGACTCGCTGACAAGCCAAGTTCTGCCCAAGCTGGCAGACCGAGACAACCACGTCATTGATGCGATCCGGTACGCGTGCGAGGGCGCAAGGCGGGCGGCCAAGGCTTCGCCGTCGCATGATTTCAGCAAGTCGGCAGCGCAAGGGCTGGCGATCTGACCGGTGGGATTGCTTCATTCTCAAAAACATGATATCGTGCGCCCTAATCGCGCAGTGATCGACAGCGCAGCCATTTACCAACGTCGAGAGACGCCGTAAAACCATGACCGACGCACTCCAAGAGGCCCAGCGTCTCTATCAAGAGGCGCTTGACGCCTCAAGGGAGCAGCGTCTCCAGATCGATGAGGATCTGCGCTTCTCCGATCCATCCGACCCCCAGCAATGGGACGAGGATGTGAAGCGCCAGCGCGAGCAAGACCCGGGCGGTAAACGTCCGTGTCTTGTGCTGGATCAGACTGGGCAATACGTGTCGAACGTATCCGGCCAGATCGAGCAGCAGCCTCCGAGCCTGCATGCGATCCCCGAAACTGGCGGTGCTGAGAAGCAAGCCGCCGAGCAACTGGATGGACGGTTTCGGCAAATCGAGTACGCATCACGCGCTCAGCAGCACTACGCACGCGCACTGACAAGTGCGGCACGCGCAGGTGTCGGCTATCTGATCGCACGGCCTGAGTACATCGACCGCGCACTGAATTGGCAGGCCCCACGCATCGGCTCAGAGCCAGACCCGCTCAAGGTCGTGTTTGACCCATGGTCAACCGAAACAGACGGCAGTGATGCAACGTTTGGCTATCTGCTGACCTCGTTCAGCCCTCGTGAGTTTGAGCGCAAATGGTCTGGCAAGGATCTATGCGACTTCGGTGACACCGAGCAGCGCCGCAATGACTCGCGCAAATCTGTGCTGATTGCTGAGCAGTGGTATCGCGATGAGGTCACGCGCAACGTGATTGTCTACACCGACGAGATGGGGCAAGAGGTATCTGGCACGGAGGACGAGTATTGGGCCGCGTGCCAGGCCGCAGGCGCACAACTGCCATATGACCGCACCTACAAGGACAAGCGCGCAATCGTGAAGTGGCGCCGCATGAGCGGTTGCGACATCCTGGAGGAGAGCGAGTACCCAGCCGACTATATCGGCATCGTCCCGGTTTACGGCTATGTCTCATTTGTCGATGGCCGCATGAAGTATTGCGGCATCCCGCGCCGTGCCCGCAGCGCCCAACAGGCCTACAACTATCACAAGAGCGAATTGCTGATGCCTGGGGCTCAGTTGATGGCGTCTAAGCGTGCGTTGGCTGGCGTTGAAACGATCTGGGACCGTGCTCAGGTGCAGCGCAGGGCCTTCTTGCCGTACAACGACATGGACGAGATGGGCGGGGTTACTCCTCCCACGCTCATCAAAACCGGCTCATCGTTGATCGATCACATGGCGGGCGCCGAGGCTGCGTTGCGTGACATTCAGGCGTCCGTTGGCATCTATCAGGCCAACTTGGGTGCGCCGTCGAATGAGACCAGCGGCGTTGCCATCGAATCTCGCAAGCAGCAAGGCGAGGCCAGCAACGCGCACTTCCCGTCGCATCTGTCCGCATCGTTGGGTCACTTGGGCCGCATCATCATGGACATGGATGCGCGGCTGGCTGACACACGCCGCAAAGCTCCAATCATGGGGGTGGATGGATCTGCCGGCGAGATCAGCATTGATCCGGACCAGAAGCAGGCATTTTCCCGCAGCCCGGATGGCGTGACGATCAACCCACGCATTGGCAAATACGGTGTCCGTGTCGTCACAGGCGCCAGCTACAGCACACAGCGAACGCAGACAAATGCCGCGTTCGCCGAAATCATGCGTGGCAACAAGGAAATGGCGCCCGTGGTTGCACCGTTCTGGGCTCAAACGCTTGATTTCCCAGGCGCTGACAAGTTTGCCCAGGCCATGGCTGCGATAGCTCCGCCAGCAGTCAAAGCTATCTTGCAGCCTGAAGGCGGCGACAAGGGCCCAGACCCAGCCGCATTAGCCGAGCAGCTCAAGCAATGCCAGCAAGCGTTGCAAGAGGCCATCCAGCACGCACACGAAGCACAGGAAGACGCTGACGAGGCGATGGCCGCAGCAGCGGACGCAAAGCGCTCAGCCGAATCGAAGGTCCGCGAGTTGGACATCAAAGCCTACCAGGCTGAAACAGATCGTCTCAAGGTCACCGGCGCCAACGTTGATCAGATTGAAGTCATCACACGCGACCTCATCAATCAGATGCTGATGCAGCCAGACCCGCTCCCGGGTGATCCGATGGCACCAGAGCAAGAGCCAGAGCAGTACGAGCAGGAGCCGCCCGAATCGCTCCCGACAGAACAACCGATTGAGCCGCCAGAATTCGGCGAAGGAGTGCAGGAATGACAGCCGTTACAGCGGGAACCAGCAAGACATTCACGGCCCAAGTCGATGGGTCCGCCTTCGTCGTCATCGCACCTGGTGGCGCCGTTGGTAGTGTCATCGACCAGAACGGCAACACCCAAGCCATTGATCCAAACGGCACGCGCCGAACCTTTGGCCCTCTGCGCGAATTGCAGTCCATCACCGTGTCCATGCAGATCGGCAATGCGTCGGTTGAGCTGAATGGATGGTCTGGCGGCATGCCGATTACCGCTGAGACCAACTCATCCGGCCAAACGGTGCTGGACGATGCGAGCCGGGCGGCTTTGGCTGCAAGTGGCTTGAACCTTGGTGCTTCCGCCAGCGTGTTGAATCTGAAGGCATCAAACACGACCATCACACGAAACATGTTGGCATCGTCCGGCGTGACTCGTGGCATCTTGCAGTTTGTCGGTGATTCTTTCATCCAGGGACGAGGTGCGAACGGTAACGGCGATGTTGGGGCCCGCCCTAAATCGTGGCCCGTTCAGGCTGTTTCTGTATTGAGCACGCTTGGTTATACGGCACAGGCTGATTCTGTTTGCGGTTGGGGTTCTGTTTCGCCATCAACTATCGACGGCTACATTGCATACGACCCTCGCGTCTCATATTCCGGGACGGTGACCAAGTACAGCGGCATTGCTGGGCTTGGTTATGAAATGTTCCAGCTCGCAGCAGGCGCAACGCTCACATTCACCCCTGGCGGCACGTTTGACACTGTTGATGTGTTCTACGCAGCCAAAGCGGCGGGCGCAACAAGCACATTCACTGTCTCAGACGCTGGAGGCGTGAAGGCCACGATTGATTGCAACGTTGGCACGGCTGCGATCCAAAAAACGACTGTTACCTTGGCGGCTGGTTCGACTTATGTCACGTTCACAGGTGGCGCAGCAGCAAGCACGATCTCATTTTTCAAGACACGAACAGCGGCGACACCGGTAATCGAGGCCATTAACTGCGGCCAAGCTGGCAAACCGGTTCAGCAGTGGGCACCTACGGCAGGGTCCGCTCCATACGGCACACAAGCCAGCTTGGATTTGGTTGATTCAGGCTTGAGTGCTGTGACGGTAATCGACGGTTGGTACAACGACCTCAAGACACCGCGCACCCTTACGCAGTTGCAAACAGATTTGCGCGCCTTGTGCGCTTGGGCCAAGACAAAGGGCGATCTCTGGTACGTCAACTATGCAAAGCTGAACCCCGCCCAAGTTGACGAAGCGACATTTACGTTGTGGTCGCAAGCTGCAATCGACATCGTGATCAATGAATATGACGGGGTGGTGGTGAACATGGCGAAGATCATCCCAGACAACGCAGCCGCGTACACGCAAGGGCTGATTAATGCTGACTTGCTGCACCTACAAAAGGGCGGCCACACATTGACAGCGCGAGCATTTGCCAACGCTATGACGTCTTGCATTGCTCTTGCCTAACCCATGCCAACCAAAACCAAAGAGCAGCAGGATCGGTTTTGAATGCGCAAGAAATACCTCCGCTTTGAACAGATGGAGGTGTTTCGCCCAATGCCAGTTCCTGATGCGCTGAAAAGGCAGATCAGGCTGGAGGCTGATAGGGCCAAGGCGATGGCGAAGACTGTTTTGAGACCGAAGGTCAGCCGGTCAAGTAGCTGATCGATTGGCGTCCGCAGTGATGCGCCGCCTGGAGTTGATAGAGATGAACCAAGAGAACCCCGCATTGCCAACGCAGGGCCAGACGGCCCAAGAGGCAAGCGGCCAGCCAAATGCTGAGCAGCTTGCGCAAAACCACGATCAGGACAATCCAGAGTCTGGTCAGACCGACGCAGACAAGCCGGAAGGCGAGGGCGACAAGACCAAGCCAGAGAAGACGCCTGAAGAACGTGAACGTGCCCGCATGCAGCGTGGCATCGACCGCCGCACGCGCCAACTGGCAGAAGAACGCGCCCGCCGCGAGCATCTTGAGAGGCAAGTCGCTGACTTGACGCAACGCCCAAATCAACGCAACAATGACACACCGGAAAGCGATAGCGAACCCCTCACGCTGACTCGGCAACAGTTTCAAGAGATGGTCAAGGCCGAAGCTTCAAAGCTCGCACCGACCCTCAAAGAACAGAATGCCGAGATCGAGCGCCGTCAGGGTGTTGTTCAGTCGCTTGCCAAAACCTGGGGGCAAGAACGCTTCGATGAACTGTCGTCCGATCTGGATGACGCATTCGGAGGCCTGTCAGACAGTAGCGGTCGACCAAAACCGGCCATTGAAGCTGTCTTTGAGGCAGATGAACCTGCAAAGGTCATCGAATATCTGGCAGACCCGGACAACGCTGACGAAGCCGAACGCATCGCACGCATGAGCGCCATTCAGGCCGGCAAAGCAATTGCCCGCCTTGAAGACAAGCTCAAAGCCGACGCAGCGAAGGCCAAGCCTCAGCCATCGAAACAACCACCACCGCTCGAAAGCGTGCGCAGCCAAGGCGGCGTACCAAGCGCACCAGATCCAAGCGACACAAAGGCGTGGATCAGGTACCACAACGAGCAGGAACGCAAGGGTCTTGCCTGACCCGCACACCGATCAACTTCTAACGCCGAGAAGGCGCCGAAGGAAAGAAAATGGCAAACGCACTCGTTACCTCTACCGTCATCACGAATGAGGTTCTTCGCATCGCTCACAACGCTTCTGCGTTCTTGGGCAACGTCAACACTGACTACAAAGAGGCATGGACCGGCGACGTCAAGCCTGGATCCACTGTCAAGGCTCGCGCCCCTGTGCAGTTCACCCATCGTGATGGCGAAACCGCCAACGTGCAGGACATCACTGAACGCTCTGTGGACGTGACTTTGCAGCCTCTGCTGGGCCTGGACTTCGCTGTCGGCTCCACTGAACTGACTACATCGGTCGGCAGCAATGGCAGCGTCGACAAGGCATTCAAGGATCGCTACCTCAAGCCCGCGGGCTTGAAGCTGGCCGCCCTGCTGGACTACCGCATCGGCACCCTGATGAAAAACGGTTTCCATCAGATGGTCGGCACGCCTGGCACGCCTCCTGCAACGTTTGCTGACCTGCTGAATGCTGGCGTTCCTCTGGATCGCATGTCTGTTCCTCGTGACGGTATGCGCATGGCTGCAATCGAGCCTGGCGCTAACGCTTCTATCGTTGCTGGCCTGTCTGGCCTGTTCAACAACAAAGAAGTGCTGGGCGAGCAGTACAAGACCGGCGTGATCAAGACGGGCGCGGGCCTGGATCTGGCCATGAGCCAGAACGTACCAAGCCACACCGTAGGCCCATTGGGCGGCACCCCTTTGGTCAACGGCGCCAACCAAGGTTTGATCAACTCGGGCGCAACCGATAACCCATACGCCGCCACCACTTCGCTGGTGACTGATGGCTGGACGGCTGCTGCGGCTGCCCGCTTGAACCAAGGTGACACCTTCACCATCGCTGGTGTGTTCTCGGTCAACCCTGAGACCAAGGCTAGCACCGGTGTGCTGCAATCGTTCTTGGTGACCGCCAACACATCGTCCGATGCCAGCGGCAATGCAACCATTGTGATCAGCCCAGCAATCATCGCTGGTGGCGCCTATCAGAACGTGACCGCACGTCCTGCTGACAACGCCGCGATGACCATCACATCCGGCGCGGCCAGCACAACCTACACCAACAACTTGATCTGGCACCGTGATGCGTTCACGTTCGTGTCGCCCAAGCAAGAACTGCCAGGCGGTATGGACATGGCCTATCAGGCTTCGTTGGCTGATGAGGGTGGCGTCTCGTTGCGCTTCGTTCGCGGCTTTGACATCACGAACAACAAGTTCGTGAGCCGCTTCGACATCCTGTGGGGTGGCGCTGTGACCTTGCCGAACTTCGGCGCCCGTCGCACGAACTGATCCAGCAACCAAGCGGGCCGGTTTCGGCTGGCCCGCATTTCAGGAGTGAACCTTGAACTACCCACTGAATATGCAACTGCCCGCACCAGCCATTGGCTTTGCCGTGGCAAACGACGAGGCGGAACACATCGCCTTGACAGGGCAAGGCTATCAGCCCGCCTACGTGGCTCCAGCAGAGCAGCCTGCACCAGCGGCCAAGGCCGCCAAGCAAGCAAAGGACTGACACGCGATGCGCGCCCTTGACATCATCACGGACGCTTACGAGCGCTGCAACCGCCTGAGCCCAGGGGAGACCTTGAGCGCAGACGATGCAGCGTTTGGCCTTCGTCGCTTGAACCTGCTGGTTGATGAGTTGAGCGCGCAGCCGCTGTTTTTGTTCAAAGACACGCTGACCAGTGCCGCCCAGACGGGAAACATCACGCTTGGCGTTGGTGCTTGGGCCGCCATCGCAGCAGGCACAGAGATCATCGGCGCAGCTTGCGACAGCCTGCCAATGTTGCCCATCACCGTGCAGCAGTACAACGAGCAGTACCGGCCTGCTGTGACTGGATCGCCTGCGCTGTATGCACACGATGGCTTGGCGACGGTCTTCCTGTGGCCTGAGCCAGTCGGCCAGGTCATCACACTGCAAACGCGCAACACTGTTTCTGAGTTTGCGGACCAGACCACCGACTACACGCTGCCAGATGGTTGGGCAAACGCCTTGGGCGCCGCGCTGGCGGTGCGCATTGCGCCAAACATCCTGGGCCAAGTCCCTGCCATCCTGGTGACCGCCGAGACCAAAGCCATGGGCGCGGTGGACAAATACGAGCCCGCCATTGTTGATGTGGGCAGCTACAGCGGAGGCGCGGCGGTATACCCGGCGCGGTTGTTCTGATGGCAGAAAATGCAATCCAACGATTGGCGCCTGCTCGCCGAAATGCACTGCAAAAGCTCATTGATGTGACGCAGGGCGCTAGCAATAGCGCAGCATCGACGGTAAGCGCCCCTGTGGACGCCATCGCATGGGCATTGCGCAAGGCTGGCGCTCCTATTGGTGATCAGCCATTCGGAGGCAGCGATTGGATGCGCGCACATGGGCTTACTGCTGAGCCTCAGGATCAGAACGCGGGCTATATCGGCGAAGCGCTTGGAAGCGTAATGCCAACAGTTGTGGCAGCTAAAGCGCCGCAGATCGCTGGTGCACTTGTGCAGGCTGGCAGGAACTTGGCGGCACCAACCAAATTGGGTAATCAGGCCGGTGTTTTTTTGGTTAGCCCAAACAAGGTAGACCCGAAGAAACTTGCTGTAGTCAAGTCAGAAATGGAGCGACTTGGACCACCGACAATTAGAGCGTACTGGGACGGTGAAAAATACATCGCGCTAGAGGGTTCCCACAGGGCGGCCGCAGCGAAAGAGTTGGGTATGACGCCAAACATCAAAGAAGTCAATTTGAGGCAGTGGATGACAGATCACGACTTCCCTGATGTGAAGCAGAAGGCATCTACAAATCGGCTCCTTGATTACCTCGAATATGGCAATCATAACGGTGCCGTATACAACAATTTTGAGGATCTATAATGGCTGGTGCACCTGTATTCCAATGCGTTGGCCCGTCCTATTATCTGGACGACCGCAAGGCGGGCATTCAGCGGGCTGTCAACTGTTACCCCCAGCGCCTGGACGGTGACAACTGGATGATGGCCGCAACGCCCGGTGAGGTTCAGATCGCCAGCCTTGGCGCTGAGGTTCGAGGTTCGCGCAACGTCAATGGCCGCTGGTTTGTCGTTGCTGGGTCAACGCTCTATGAGATGAGCGCAAGCGGCAGCAGCACTGTGCGCGCATCGATTGCAGGCGCATCGGGCTTTGTCGGTATGGCACACAACCGCACCCAGTTGGCCATCGTGGATGGCGCATCGCTCTACATCTACTCGCTCGCAACAAACGTGTTGACCACGGTTGCGGCATCCGGCTGGCGCGGATCGGATGACGTCCACGAGCTGGATGGCTATTTCATCTTTGTGGACCCGGAAACAGACCAGTTCTACATTTCCGCCATCGATGACGGCACCAGCCTGGATGCGCTGGACTTCAGCAGCGCGGACTCATCGCCTGACAACATCATCACGCACCGTGTCAGCCATCGTCAGTTGTGGCTGTTTGGTGACTTGTCGACCGAGATCTGGATCGACTCCGGCGATGCAGCCTTTCCGTTTGTGCAGTACTCGTCATACACGCTGGACGTTGGCGTTGTGGGCAAGCGTGCCGCGATCAATGCAGCCGACACATTGTTCTGGGTTGGCAAGACAGACAGAGGCACGGGCATCGTCTACATGGCGTCTGGCAACCAGCCGCAACGCGTCAGCACGATGGCGGTGGAGCAGGCCTTGCGAGGCAGCACCGACCTTTCTCAAGCCACCATGTGGACCTGCCAGATTGAGGGCCATGAGTTCATCGGCATCAATGCGCCGGGCCTGGAAACAACGTGGGTGTATGACGCCGCAAACCAGCAATGGCACGAGCGTGGCGAGTGGTACGACGGCTGGCAGCCCCTGCGATCGCGGCTTGTGACATCGTTCTCGGGTCAGCACTTTGCCGGTGATGAGTTTGGTGCAATAGTGCGCCTCGATGCTGACGCCAACACGTTGGCCGATCGCCCATTGGTGCGCGAACGGACATGGCCGCACCTCAAGCAACCAAGCATGGAACCGGTGAGCTACTTCGGCGTTGAACTCCAAATGAAGACAGGCAGCGGAGGCAGCGTCACGCTAGAGATCAGCAACGACGGCGGCTTTACGTTTGGATCGCCTCTCATTCGATCACTGGGGGCCGTGGGCCGATGGATGCAGCGCGTGCGCTGGCTTGGCCTGGGTGCGGCTGTAAATCGCGTGTTCCGCATCCGTTGCTCTGACGATGTGCCATTCGCCATTCACTCAGCCACGGTGGACACGCAATGAGTGCGCCTCTCACGCTCCCGCAAGCCCGCATCCCGTTGGGGTGGGTCATGGTGAGCGGGCAGCGGGCACCGGTTTCGATCGACATCGAATGGATGCGTGCGCTGATTGGGATGTGGCAGCGCATGGGCGGGGTGTACGCGCCCAGCAACAACGAACTGGATAACGGCCTGCAATTTGACGTCCGCGAGTCTGAAGCGGCAGAGATCACAAAGAGGCTGAACGATCTTGAACGGTTGTTCCACATCTCAGACACGTCTGCGGCCATGGCTCATGTGGCCGAGTTGCTCAAGAACACTGGCGCATCGATCACTGAGGTGGAAATCGATCTTGGCTCAACGCCTAAGAAATCGTTTCATCTGACTGTCACTGACCCGGCTATCAGCCCGACATCCAAGGTGATGGTTTCGGCATCAGGCACCGCTGCAACTGGTCGCGGCTTGGATGACTGGGAATGGGATTCGGCTGACTTCGCTGCAAAGCCTGCTGCGGGGTACATGACGCTTTACGCACGCTTTACCGGCCATGTGTCGGGCAAACGCAAGATTAACTACATGGTGTCCTAATGGCATACATCGAAGACGCAACAGCCATCACAGGTGGCGCAGCGGTTGACATCAATCACAACCTGAAGGTGACCAACCCGACCAGCTCCAGTCAGGCTGGCTATGTGGCTTTGGCTGGTGTTGTCGATGCTGCGCGGTCTGTGACGATCCCGATCAGCGCATCTACTCAAGGCCTGCTCGGCACTGGTCAGGCTTCGATTGATTGGGAAGAAGGGTTCGCCGCTTCTGCCATCAGTCCTTCGAAGTGGGCTCAAGTTCTGTCAACTATGACAACCAGCGTTTCCAACAACGCGGTTGTGTTGAACGCTGGCAGTTCTTTGGCATCTGGCGCTGTGGCTCGGCTGGTGTCCTGGCGTACTGCGGAAACACCTCGCGGCGCTGACCGCGTCATTGGCTGGCGCGCAATGGTGCCCAATCAGGTGGCTGGCGCTGTGTTTGAGTGCGGCATGTTCACTGCGTCAGGCGTTACGGCTCCCATAGGCGGCGCATTCTTCCGATACGCAGCAGACGGCACCTTGCGCGGCGTCATCATCTCGATTTCTGGGTCAGAAAACTCCACGGCAGTGATCCCGACGCCTACGCTTGGCGTTGCTCACGACTACGTGATTCTGATCGGAAAGACATCGGTTATCTTTCAGATTGACGATGCGGTGGTTGGAGTCATCACGCTCGGCGACACATCGCCAAGCCCGGTGACATCTGAGTCAGGCCCGTTCTGTGCTCGTCTTTACAACTCGGCTGCAACTGCTTCGGCTCAGTTGGTCTACTTGTACCGCTCTGTCGGCGCGTACTACGGCGGCAATTACGGCTACACCCGCCCATTTCTTGCGGCTCTGGGTGGTGACGTTGGTTCGCAAGGTGTTGTCGGCGGATCTACCGGGTCGCTTGCAAACTATGCAAACTCTGCGGCACCCGCATCAGCAACGCTGTCTAACACGGCAGCAGGGTACACAACCCTAGGCGGTCAATTCCAGTTTGCTGCGGTGGCCGGTGCTGAGACTGATTACGCCTTATTTGCCTTCCAAGTCCCTGCACAGACAGCGACAAACCAAGGCCGCACGCTGTTGATCCATGGTGTGACCATTAACACGTTCAACACGGTTGCAGCGGTTGCGGGTACGGCAACTGTCATGCAATGGGCTGTCGGTTATGACTCGTCGGCAGTGTCTCTGGCTACGGCAGACGCGGCGGCGACTAAAGCGCGTCGCGTGGTGCCAATTGGCGTGCAGTCGTTTGCTATTGGTGCTGCGGCTGGTGCTCAGGCTGTCGGGCTGAAAGCTGACTTCACTCAGCCTTTGCCAGTCAACGCGGGCAACTACTTCCATGTGATTTTGAAGATGCCAATTGGCACGGCCACGGCTACTGAAATCTTCCGTGGCGTTGTCGGCATTGACGCAACTTGGGAGTAAGCATGGCGCTATCAATCAAACGTCTTGTGCCTGGATCGATCCTGACGGGATCGGCTGCACCGTACTACACCTGCCCGGCCAGCAAGTACGCGATCCTCAAAAGCGTGACGCTGGCCAACACGACCGCAGGCGCGGTGTCTGCGTCGCTGCACCTGGTTCCGTCCGGTGATTCGGCCTCGGCTGCCAACATGATCAGGCCTCCTCGCCTGATTGACGCAAACGAGTCCTACACCTGCCCAGAAGCGGTGAACCAGGTACTTGAAGGCGGCGGGACGATTCAAGCACTTGGCGCAGGCCTCACGCTGATTGTGTCTGGCGCTGAAGGGGTGAACACATGAACATCACAGCAAGCCGTTCGTTTGATGTCTTGACCGGGCTTTCGCCAAAGCGATCTGAAACAGTTGATCAGATCCAAAAGGTTATCAGTCAGCTTCCTCAATACGAACCTGAGACGAACCACTATTTTCATGGCGGCATGTATTGCCGTGAGGTTAAGCGCTGCAAGGATGCGTTGATTGTCGGGAAGGTCCACAAAAAAGAGCATTTCTATGTGGTCGCATCTGGAACGGTTGCCATCTCCCAAGAGGGTGAGCCCGCAAAGCAAGTGACAGGACCGGCAGTCATCAAGTCATTCCCAGGAACAAAGCGGGCTGTGTTGGCGCTTACTGATGCCGTTTGCATGACTTTTCACAGGGTCGATTCATGCACTGTCGAAGACGCAGAAACGGAGCTTGTTGAGGATGATCCAACGGCCATGTTTGCGGTTGGAAACAAGGTTGCAACTGGCGTTTTGAAACACCAACCAACGAAGGTGATCGAATGAGTTTTATTGCAGCAGCAATTGTCGGCGGAAGCGCTATTGTTGGCGGCGTCCTGCAATCAAATGCGGCAGGCCGCGCAGCGTCCAAGCAGGCGGCATCAACCGACCGAGCAACGGCAGAACAGGCTCGCCAATACGATCAGACGCGAGAGGATTACGCGCCGTATCGTGAGGCAGGCAAGAAAGCGCTAGGTCAATACGAGACTGAAATCAATGCGCCGGTGACGTCTGCGGACGTCATGTCAGACCCAGGCTATCAGTTCGGCTTGAGCCAAGGTCAGCTTGGCCTTGATCGCAAAGCGGCGGCGGCTGGTGGTCGTGTTTCAGGCGCTGCGCTGAAGTCTGCGGCTGAGTACGCCAACAACTACGCGACGACTGGCTACAACGCGGCCTATCAGCGCAGGCAGGACCGCTTAAACCGGCTTGCATCTCTGGCAAACATTGGGCAAACCGCTACGGGCGGAAGCGCTGCGGCTGGTGCCGCCAAGTCAAACGCAATTTCGAACCTGCTCAGCAGTCAAGGTGATGCGTCTGCTGCGGCCTCGATGGCGCAGGGCAACATCTGGGGCAATACGGTGAACCAGTTGGGCGCGATTGCCTCCAAGTGGGCGTCAACGCCGTACAACCCCGGCAGCACATTCAACATCGACTCATCAGGCGGATACACATACAAAGATCCGTCGGTAGTTGGCCCATCTTTTGGGTGAGGTGACACATGGCATCAGCAAACCTTTTCCAGCAGTACTTGCAGCCCGTTCGGTCTGTGCAGGACTACGCCGCAGACATGGACAAAGCCGAAGCCAATCAGTTGGCTTTGCAGGGGCAGCGTCGGCAAAATGAAATCGCTGCGCTCACAGCAGACCAGACGCGCCAGACCATGGCAAGTTCAGCGGAAGACCGCAACGCGTTGCAACGTCTGGCCGCCACATGGGGTGCCGACACCTCGATCGATCAGCGTGTGGCATCGCTGCGCAACTCTGGCCGACCGGCGCTGATGCAGCAAGCCGACGCGCTGGAAAAGCAGGGCCTTGAAAAGCAAAAGACAGGCGCCGAAGTGTCAGCCAAGAATGCCGACGCCATCGCCTCTGCAATCAAGAATTCGCGCACATGGCTCGACGGAATCTCAACACCAGAACAATACATTGCATGGCACGAGGCAAACCACCGCGATCCAGCGCTAGGGCCCTACCTAGAGGCTCGTGGCATCACAGCGGACCAAGCTCGGGCCAACATCGAACAAGCATTAAAGACCCCTGGCGGATTTGAGCGCATGTTGATGGAATCGAAACTGGGCGCCGAAAAGACCTATGCTAATTTGATGAAGCAGAGGGAGATGGATGAAACCGCCCGGCACAACAAGGCTGGAGAGGCATCCGCATCCGGTCAGCTTGCATTGTCAAGGGACCGCCTTAGCTTTGATAAGCAGCAGCAAAAGGGCCCTGGTAATGCAACAGAAGGCGAGCGCAATGCGGCAGGCTACCTGATGCGCATGACTGAAGCGAGCAAGTTGCTTGATCAGTTTGAGGGCAGCGGCGCTGCGACATACGGAACCCAAACAGCAGCGGCAGTTCCATTCGTTGGCGGGGCTATTCGTCGCGCAGTAATGACCCCTGAGCAACAACAGTACCGGCAGGCGCAAGAAGACTGGGTTCGTGCTAAGTTGCGGAAAGAGTCTGGCGCATCTATTGCCACAGATGAAATGGATCGAGAAATTGAGACCTATTTCCCTATGCCTGGAGAAGGCAAGGAAGTGATCGCGCAGAAACGAAAGGCTAGAGCAACTGCAAATGCTGCTATGCGCCAATCATCTGGTCGAGCTACCACTCCTGAAGCGGCCAATTCAACAGGCGGCAGCGATGGCGTTATTGACTTTGGGAGCCTCAAATAATGGACGTTCGTTTGCCTGATGGCACCATCATCAAGAACGTGCCTGAAGGCACCACCAAGGCTGACTTAGCCGCAAAGCTCAAGAGCAACGGTATGGCCGTTCCCGCTGAATGGCTTCAATCAACGCCTCAACCAGCACCGAGCAAATCTGCTGTTCAGCAGATCGGTGACGAGTTGCGGCAGATACCTCGGCAACTCGGCTTGACGGCTCGGTATGGCATCGAGGGTGTGACTAGAGCTGCGGACATTGTTGGGGAGCCTGTCCGTCATCTAGTCAGCAATCCAGTGGCTAGATTGTTTGGTTGGCCTGAATCGCATGTTTCGATTGGCGATATAGGCACCAACCTTGCCAACTCGTTCGGACTGCCATCGCCAAACACCCCGCAGGAACGAGTCGTGGCGGATGCTTCTCGCATGGTTGCAGGGTCCATGGGAATGGGTGTGGCGGCAGCCAAGGCCGCAGTAAAAGCTGCAAATCCGGTCGTTAAAGCGGTCGCGTCTCAAATGGCAGCCAAGCCAGGCGTTCAGGCTGTCGGAGCTGCTACGTCTGGGGCGTCTGGTGGTGCAGTGCGTGAGGCTGGCGGCAATGAGTTGGAGCAGTTCGGCGCTTCACTGCTCGGCGGCGTTGCTGGAGGGCTGACGGCTGACAAGTTGACAAGCGCTGCCAAGGTCGCAGGAAACGCAATCACAAGGGCCTTCACACCGAAAGCCACGGAGCTTGTCCGCGCTGACCAACAAATTGCACTGACCCTGGAGCGATCCGGCATTGACTGGTCTGCTGTTCCTGAGCGGATCAAGCAGGGTATGCGAGAGGATGCAGCCGCAGCGCTATCAAACGGCCAACCATTGAGCGCAGACGCTTTGCGGCGCCTGCTGGTGTTCCGCCGCGCTGGCGTGACCCCGACAGTTGGGCAACTCACACAAGACCCAGGCCAAATCACGCGAGAAATGAACCTGGCCAAGTCCGGGGCCAACAGCACCGACCCAGCGCTGCAACGTCTGCCATCATTGCAAAACCAGAACACGCGCACCCTGTTGAGCAATCTGGATGAGGCTGGCGCAGGCCGGGCGCCAGACGCCATTGGAGCAGGATCAACCACCATCGGCTCGCTGCGGTCCAACCTGGTCAGCGCCAATGCATCGCAGGATGCACTCTACGCGGCCGCACGAGACAGCCAAGGTCGTAGCGTGGTGCTCGATGGCCCCGCAGCAGCCCAGGCCGCCGTGCGCCGCTTGCAGGCCGACAACGTGGGCAAGCTTCCGCCCGAGGTGGATCAGATCCTAAACGACCTCACCAGCGGCCGAACGCCGCTCACGGTGGACTACCAGCAGCAGCTGGTCAAAAACCTGTTCCGCAAGATGCAAGGCGCGGGAGACAACGGCGATTTGCGCCACGGCCTGCGTATCGTGCGCGATGCGCTGGACGGCGCCGACATCCCACCATCGCGCAGCGTGAACCCAGGCAATCTGCCTGCTGCGCAGGGCGCCACGCCGCAGTCAACGCAGCAGGCAGGCGATGACGCCGTGAGCGCTTTCCGCGCCGCACGTTCTGCACACCGGGAGCTGCGCGCGCGCATCGAGGGAAACCCCGCGCTGCAGGCGGTTGAGGATGGTGTGCAGCCCGACCAGTTCGTGCAGCGCTTCGTCGTCGGCAAGGGCGCCAGCGCAGCCGATGTGCAGGCATTGCGCTCCGAGCTGAGCCCTGAGGCCGCTCAGCAGATGCGTGACCACTTGGTGCGCTACTTGAGGGACAAGGCCACCGGCGGTGATACGGACGTGACCAAGTTCAGTGGCAAAGCCTATCGTGATGCGTTGCGGGATCTGGACGCCAAGCTGCCAGCATTTTTCACACAAGAAGAAATCCAGCATTTGCAGGACATTGGAAACGCTGCAAAATACATGCAAGCGCAGCCAGCCGGATCGGCGGTCAACAACAGCAACAGCGGGGCACTGGTGATTGGTAAGGGCCTGGATATGCTGGACCGTGCCGCAGGATACGTGCCGCTTGGCGGCAAGGACGTGATCCGTGGTGTGATTCAGGGTATACAACAGCGCCAGGTAATGGCGCCACAAAACGCCCTGCAAACAGCCGTCCAAGCCAAGTCAGGGATGCGCATCAACCCTCTGCTAGCCGTGACTGCCTCACCGGCAAATGCACGCGAGGATGATCGCGGCAAGTAGCCAGCCGAGCTGGATTGGATCGAAGTGCATTTTTAGCCCTAAAATTCGACAACTCTTAACGCCGAGACGGCGCTGGAGACAAACATGGCAGCAAGCCAATCAGGCACATTTAGCCTGCAAGAATTCTCAGACATCGGTGCGCCACTCGTAGGAGGCCGACTTTACACCTATGTGTACGGCACGACCACCCACAAGACGGCGTACACCGACAAAGCGGGCACGATCCCGCACACGTACACCAGCGACGGCATCGGCGGCCAGTACATCGCGCTCAATGCGCGTGGTGAGTTGCCTGCGCCGCTGTACCTGGCGGCTGGCAGCTATGACATCGCGCTAAAGGATGCGAGCGGGGCAACCATTTGGACGCGTCGGGCTGATCCTGTGGATGATACGGCCAGTGCATACGATGCTGCTATCCGCGCAGACCTAGCCAGCACATCAGGCGCAGCCCTTATAGGGTCACTGCAATCAGGGGCGGGCGCTGTATCCAGAACGCTCGATTCAAGAGCTAAAGATACGGTGTATCTGCTGGATTTCGTCCCCACAAATCTGCACGCCAGTATTGCAGATGGAACCATAACAACAAACCTCGTCCCGTATCTACGAGCAGCCGTAGACTCAAGGGTTGGTGGCATAACAGTTATTCTGCCAATAGGCACAACATACGCAACAACGCTTTTTTACGCAGGGAAAAACGGAGTACACATCAAAGGGCAAGGATTTGCGGCCAGCAAATACAAGTTCGTGAATGCCGCAGGTGGAACTGTTTTTGCAGGCGACGCCGATACCACATCATCACTAGCACAATATGAATCATGCTCATTTACTGATTTTGAGGTGGTCACATCAGGAAATGCGGCGACAGATCCAAGCATAGTTGTAGACCTCACGTCATTCAGTTATTCTACGTTTGATTTGGAGATAGAGTGCCGCCGAGTTGGCGCAACCTTATACTACGGCCAGGGAAATGCAGGAACCGCACCTTACTACAACCGGATCACATCTACTGGATTATTTGGCGGCACTGATCGGACGCAAACAGCGTTCAAATTCCGCAGTGGCTTGTTTTCTGGGGGGAGTAACGGGCCAAACGCCAACATAGTTGGTCCGATTACGAGGGCGGCAAACCTTGCAGTATTGACAGACATTAGGTCTGGACAGGGCAACCTGTTTAACAACATATCCGCAGAAAGCATTGACGGCGGGTATTTTGTTTTAGGTGGGGAGTCGGCCATAGATACAGGCACATCAACCGGCACAAATACTGATATTACCCTGAACGACACAGGAAAGGCGTGGACATCTGCCGCCTTTGTAAATGGAGCTGTGCAAATAACTGGCGGGACGGGTTCTGGACAGGTCCGCACGATTAGGACCAACACCTCAACCAGGCTAACACTAAATGAGCCTTGGTCAACGGTTCCAAACGCCACGAGCCAGTATTCTATTTTTGCGCTCACGTGTAGCAAAAATAAGTTTGTCAACCTCCGAGGCGAAGGGCTCTCATCGCTCAACCCTGATTGGATTTATTCGTCTCCCGGCGCAGATGGTAATGAATTTTTATTTCAATCTGTCGAATCACTTGGCTCTGGGCAATACGTTGTCGACTACTCTGGTAGCGTCAAAAATAACTGGTTTGGCGCAAACAAACAGATACTGACGTTTACTTTCGCATCGCCCGGCGCATCCGCTAACTTAAATGCGCAGCCTCGGAATGGCGTATTCGGCGGGCTGACGCTGGCGGGTGATTTTGTTGTGGAGTGGATGAAGGCTGCTGTTGATGGCACAAGCCACGGCGGCACGGCAACGCTAACGCTGGATGTGGGTGGGTCTGCCACAGGCGGCGGCACGCAAACCCTCGGGTGCGAGATAGTGAACGGCAACAGTCAGGCTATGGCGCTGCCTGTCGGGAACGCGCGAGTAATTCACCTAGCCACGAATGCCGCGATACACATCAACCTTGCGACCGATGCGTCATTTAGCGCGGGCCGTAGCGTAACCGTTTCTGTGTGCGTTTCGATGGTGTTCTGAGCATCCTTTTAAATTATGCTCCTCCCATCGCATCCACCAGACCTGCCGCTCGATGTGCGTGGCTTAACTGGCCGCACACCCATCAGGGCGATTTACTAGAGCTCCAAAAAGAGCGAAAACGAAGATGCAAGATCACGTCCCTCCAGAGGTATTGAACGCTTTGCCGGGTGCTGGTGGTTCTTTGATTGCCCTACTGTGGCTCAAGGAATCTAAGGCACGAGGCGCGGCATTGTGGGCGGCAGGCTCATTCGTGGCCTATTACGCTGCCCCAGTTCTAGCCAAGTACCTGACCCTCACTGAAGGCGTATGCGGGCTATTTATTGGCCTGTTTTCGATGGCGCTAGTCAATAAGGCTTTCGAGGTTTTGCAGTCACTGCCACTCGGCCAAATGGCACAAGAGTGGATCAGCAAACGCTTCAACGGATAAACATTATGTGGATCGTCAGCCTTGTTTCCTTGCTGGGCGTCACTGCCCTTTGTGTGGTGGGCACATTCCACCGATCTTACTCAGACAACACGTTGCAGCGATGTGGGATGGCTGGGGTTGCTTTGTCGATGCTTTCGTTACTCGAGCACGTCATTTCAACCGAAAGCGTATCCCCATCATGTGCCCTGCTGTCTGTGTCCTTGCTGGTCTTTGCTTTGGGTGTAGCCCAAAAGGTTGTGAGGTTTTCCAATGAAACTAGAGTTGAAGCGGACGGAATGCGGGAAGACCTGCACTATCGGTGAACTACTGGTCAACGGCAAGCACGAGGCGTGGACGCTTGAGGATGTGGTTCGGCCTGATGGAGTCAAGGTGTATGGCGAAACAGCCATTCCAGCCGGTACGTATCAGGTTGACATCACCTACAGCCCGCGATTCAAGCGTGACTTACCTTTGCTGATTGGGGTGCAGAACTTCATTGGCATTCGGATTCATCCAGGCAACACAGCTAGCGATACCGAAGGCTGCATTTTGGTTGGACAAGGCAAGGGCAAGAACGTGATCCTTGAAAGCCGCGCAGCCTTTGCCATGCTCATGGGCAAGCTGTGCGCAGCCAAGAAGCGCGGGGAGCCAATCACCATCGAGGTTGGCGCATGAGAGAAATCCTCGGAATCATCGTGGCTCTGTGCCTTGTCGCTGGTGCTGGTGGATTCGTCGGCAATCGTCTCAAGCAGGCCGAGTGGGATCGATCAATCATCTCCACCAAAGAAGCGCAGGACAGAGCGTTAGACGCTGCGGCTAAGGCCGTTGCGCAACTCAACATCACACAGCAAACAATCGTCCAAAAGGTGCAGCATGAAGTGCAAACGAAAACTGTTTATCGTGACTGTGTTGTGCCTGATGACGGTAGCCGGTTGCTCAACGCAGCAATCAGCAATCAAGATCAGTCCGCTAGTGGTGACGGAGTGCAAACCACCCCTTAACGCCTTCACAGGCTCAACAATGGGCGATCTGTTGCAATGGTCTGTCTATGCGGCAGGGCGGTTTAATCGGTGTTCTGCTGCGGCATTAAAATAGGGACAACATGGCAAAACCATCAATCTGGAATTTTCTTCGTGACCCTGAGTCACAAAGGAGTGTCGGCAATGGATTGCTTGACGCTGCTAATCGTGGGATGGTTGCTAATTCCCTTGGTTCGCTTGTTGACCTTTCCACCAATTTCGCAAATCTTGGTATAGCTGGGGCTGGCTACATTGGGCACAAAACCGGGCTTCTTTCTCAACCTCCTGAACTTATAGATTCTCGGAATGTGCCGGGCTCATCTGAGTGGATAGGGCAGAAGATGCAAAATGCTGGGATGGTTAGCCCTAACCGCAATGCGCTTGCGGAACTTGGCATGGGCCTGCTGTCTCCAGTGGCATACAAAGGAGCGCAGAGGGTTGGCGGCGTTTTGTATGGTGCCGAGCAGAACGCGCTAGCCAACTTGGCTAAGCCATCAACCATGACAATGCAGGGGCAGCGTGGCATCTTTGCTGGTGAGTGGGCGCAGACAGCCGACAAAGCCAAGCTGAAGGCCGCGCAAGAGCTTGACGCGAAAAAGTCCGACCATCGGGCGATCTGGGATCAAACCGGGTGGTTCAAGGGGGCCGACGGTAAGTGGCGGTTTGAGATTGACGACAGCTCTGCCAAGTTGACCCTTGGGCGAGTTGCGCCTGACGCATACGGTGCGATTGAGGCCAAGACATTTGAGGGTGCGATGAAGCACCAGAAACTGAAGCGGGCTTATCCGGAGCTTAACGAGGTCACATTCAATCATTGGCCCGATGAGGGCTATCAGGGTGCCAACTTCAACCCTGCTGAGAACGTAATCACGCTTGGTCATGAGGCAATGCGTTCGGACCGGGGTGCTGCGCTCCACGAGCTTCAGCACGCCATCCAGCGGAGAGAGGGATTCGCGCAGGGCGGCAACCAGTCCATGTTCCCTGACGCTGAGACGCTGAGCGCGGCGCAACTGCTAGCCCGTCGCATGGAGCGCGGTGATGCTCCGTCCGTGGCTGCGGCTTGGATGAGGAAGAACACAAGCATGAACCCAAGCCCACAAGCGTTCGACTTGGCAATGGGTGACAAGGGCTACCTGCGGAAGCTCGGAAGTTCGCCTTTCGACGCATACAAGCGTCTCGCGGGTGAGGCTGAGGCTCGGGCGGTTGAGGCTCGGATGAAGTTCACACCAGAACAAAGGCGGGCGACGTTCCCGCTCGACTCATACGACGTTCCGCTTGATTCACTCATCATCAAGTATTAAGCGAGCTGACTGAGATTCATCAGCAGCCGCGCTGAAGGAGTGCTACGCCCAGCAAGTTATCGCGCCGAGATAATCTCGCTAATCTCGCTTGATGTTATCGCCTGGAGGCGGTGCAAGGCGCCATGCGTTGATTTTCGAGTGCGCCCGCAGATCAAGCGCAATTCGTCATGCATCACGTAAGGGCTTTGCATCCTCACCTCCAAACATGTCATCGGTGTTGGGGCGGCTCTCTGGCTGCTCATCTTCGTCACGCTCTGGGAAGTCGCCAGCGTGCTGGTGGTCGTCTGGCTCTGGTTGTTCCCCGGCCTCCCAGGGTCGGGCGTTGGCGCGTTCGCGGGCTCGTCTGCTCATGACTTTCTCCACGCAAATTGAAGCAGATCACGCATGATCCAGATGTGCCGCATGTTGGCAACGTTGACTACATCGACAGCGCGGGGGAAGACTTCGACGGCATCGTGCATGGGGTAGCCTGCTTCTGCCTTGATGCGCTGCATGTCCTCCCACGAAATGCCATCCTTCCACCTCGCGCCATCCATTGATGTGATGTTGATAGACAATCGGACAAGGGCCGCACCTTCCTCGGCAAACTCCTGAACGAGAAAATCGCGGGAGCGCAGCACTCGAAGCTGTGGGCCATCATGCCTTGGCCACTGGCTGCGTGGAACCTCAACCAGGGCCGCTGGCCACTTGAGGTTGTCACGCGCCAACTGGCGGCGCTGCTCTCGGGTTGTGTGGATGCTCATACAGCCTCCGCCTCTCGCCGTTTGATGGCGTCAAGGTGGCCGCGTATTGATTCGGTTGATCGCTGGTAGCCCTCTCGGGCAAGGGCTCGTTTGATGAGCTCTTTGCCATGGCCGAGTGCCCGCTGCTCAAGAATGATTGCGAGTTCGGCGGGCTGGAGCGGTTTGCCGTGCCACCTACCAGACATGGGTTTCTCCTCTGGCTCGTCGTGATGTCATTTCTGCCCCTTCAAAATTTCCGCCTCTAGCTTTGCGATGACTGCGTTCAGGTCATCAAACAGGTAGTTAGGCAGGCTCTTCCCTGCGGAAAACGACCACGACTCAAGCGCAGACAAAAGGCGCATTGTTTTGAGCATGTCTTGCGTTGTCATACAGCCTCCCCACGCGCACGGATGGCGGCTTCGATCTCAATTGATCCACCGTACATCGCAACGATGTCGATAAACTCCTCCCGCTCTTTGGCTACAGCAAGGGCGCACAGCTTTGCGAGTGCTTCGACATAATCGGCGGGAAGAGATTCGGCTGTGTCGGTCACTTCGGCCAGCCCAGCCTCACGCGCCATTTGGATGATGGTTTCTCGGTTCATTGCATCGCCTTTCCAATCTCAGCAGCGGCGCGAACGATTGATTCGCGGATTGCGTAGAGTCTTTGCGACTCATCAGGCACAAACGAAACGTCATCAATCTCTGCTTCGTCTGTTACGCGCACGCTGAAGTCGCCTTGCATCACATTCAGCTTGAGCTTGGCAGCAAGACGCAGCGCATCGCCGTCATCGGTGAGTGGATTCCAAATCTTTGGCGCTGCGTCACTTCCAACATTCAGTCCAGCATCAACCCAAAAGCCATGCAGCTCGGCAACCTTAGCGGCCAACTCCAACAGTTCTCGGCCTGCGCTCATAGCTGGCCCTTTCGCATGGCTGCGTCGATGGCGGAGTCAAGTAAATCGCCTGAGGGGCATGTCCCGCCAAGTCGGACGTTCTGCTTTGGTTTGTACACGCAGCAGATTGCGCTGTTTGACCAATGTTGTTCACGCAGCCACCGATACCGCTGCGCATCCACTGCATCGCCAGCGCTCAGGGCGGAGCGATAGACCGGAACAAGCGTCCCTTCGTCATAGCTGTCATCTGGGGGCGGCTCCACCCCTTTGCAGAATCCTTCATGGACCCCATTAACTATGTAGAAGTAGCCAAACGCCTCCCGCTCACCCACTGGCGCGGCAGTTGGCGAACTGGTGTGCAGTTTGAATTCGCGCACCTTGATGGCTTCGACTGTCCCGCCTTTTGCCCAAGCCTTTGCAGCCGATTCAACCCCGAAGTGGCAGGTGTCGCCTGCCTTGGATGTGGCCTTGTAGACAAATGTGTTGTCTGTAAGGTGCTCACGGGTCAGTTCGACCAGTCGCCCAAACTGATTCATCGACAGCGGCATATCTGGCGCGGCAGTCTCGATCATCTTCCCGGCGTCAGGCAAATGATCGACAACCATTTCCCCGGCGTCAGGAATATGGTCGGCAGTCGGCAGGGCGAGGGCTTGCCTTGCAATCCGTCCGATACGGTCCAATGCAGCCGATGCGTCAACCGCGTGATTGGTTGAGTCGTCAATATGGCTGATGGCCTGCAACGCCTCGCGCAGCTTTTGGTTTTCAGTCATGGGTTGCTCCGGTTGGGGCTCGACGGTTAAGGGTTAAGGTGGCATCAGACGCCCACCATCCTTGCTTTTTGAG